TTGGCAAATCGGCGCGTACCTTACATCTACAGATGCGGTTATGCCGGGAAAATCTGAAGCTGCTGAACTTTTAGACGCAGGAGATACTCCTGTTGTTGAGCAGCTTATGGACGATGCAGACGGTTGCCCACTTTGTGGAGCAGCCGGATGCACATGCCCAGGATCTGATGGAGGGCACTGCCTATGTGACTCTATCTGCGTATGCGCACAGTGCCTATCAGCAGAAGACTACGGACAGTACACCTCTCAGGATATGTATTTCTCTTTTCAAGAGCAGCAGGTTGAAGCTCTATCAGCGGCAGGCGTTATCGTTGCTGAAGAGCAGGACCTTGCTGCAGCTCTCCTAGAGATTGCAGACAAGTACGGAAAGTTTAACGAAGACGAGACAGGCATCTGGGCAGGATACACTCCTGCGGCTGACAACGAGTACAAAGAGATTGGTGTTAAGTGCATCAACTGTGTACTCTATGAAGGTCCTGGCGTTTGCAAGATTATTGCACCTGTCATTGAAGACGACGGCAAGTGCCGCTTTGCGGTTATCCCTGACGGTGTAGTTAACGTTGACGGCGCAGACGACGGTGACGGTGAAGTTATCGTTGCTGCCGGAGAAGCTGACGCATGCCCTGTTGCAACACAGGATATTCAAGTTAACCTAAAGAATCGTCAAAACGCAATTGACAACGTTGGCTACGGCCCGTTGAATCCAAATGAGCCTAATGATGAATTTTGGCAAGAAAAAGCTGACAAGTGGAAGACAACTCCAGAGGAAGCAAAGACTAGCGTTTGCGGAAACTGTGTCTTCTTTGTTAGAACACCAAAGATGCTTGACTGCATCTCGCAAGGATTACAGCAAGGCGACTCTAGCCAGGCTGACGCTGACGCGGCAATTGACCAAGCCGATCTTGGCTACTGCGAAGCACTAGACTTTAAGTGCGCGGCGACACGCACATGTAACTCATGGGCAGTCGGCGGACCTATCACCGCGGCAAGCTCTAAGCCTGCTCCAAAGAAAGATCGCATCCACGGCTCAAAGAAAAACAAGCCAGGATCTGCAGCTGGATCTAAGAAGATTGTTTTCTCACAGAAGACCGAGAACGCTCTTTTTAACAAGGTAACAGAGCATAACAAGGATGCAAAGCCTGGACGTAAGGCAACACTTCCAATGTTAAAGGCTGTGTACCGTAGAGGTTCAGGCGCGTACTCATCTAGTCATAGACCAGGTAAGACTCGTGACCAGTGGGCAATGGCTCGCGTTAACGCATTCCTTAAGCTTCTAAAATCTGGTTCACCTGCCAACCCTAATTACAAGCAGGACAACGATCTATTGCCTAAGGCACACCCTAAGTCATCTCGCGCTGAAGCTTCATTGATGCAGCACGAACTTCTATCTATTGCACTTAAGACAGCTGATGAATACGGCTCACCTGAGCATGCTATTCACGCGATGGCTGAATACTCTTCTCTAGGCTACGAGGCTGTCCCAGCGCTACGCGGTGCATGGCTACGCGGTGTAAGAGACGGGGATATCCCGTTTGAGCGAGCATACACCCTAGCAACAAAGCTTTATGAATCTAAGGACGCGGATTTACTTCCAAAGAAGCGCAAGGGATAGGTACCAGCTCAATGGACGCACCTCTAAACGAGAAGATCGAGCGCACACTTAAGCGCAAGGCTGCACGTAAGAAGAACGACAGTAACTTCCTACCTGTCCTTTCTCTTCACGAGCAAGTTCTATCTCTCGTAAAGGAAGCAAACTCTAAGGTCCCTCAAGAGCGTCATGTAACTCCACGCTCTGCGCTTACAGTAATGAATCGTTCGCTTGCTGATCTTTCGACGCTTGACGACGAGGCACGTAACTTTGCAGTCCTCAAGGAAGTATCACGCTTCCTTAACGTTGCAACAAAGACATTTACAGCTAGCCAGACAAGCAACACCGATCTACTAGTTGCAGGCCACCCGCTTTCAGCTCTTAATGCCTCACTTTCAGTTGAAGAGTTTCTTAAGAAGAACGCTGCATGGATTGCAGCTGACCCTTCTATCGAAGATTCAATTCGGCCTCTCGTTGCATCTGCGCATGGAGCTATGCCAGGATCCGTTGAGCGTGAACACGCGTTTGCTCGACTAGCTGTTAACAAGACTATTCTTGCTTCTTACTTTAAGCTCGACAATCTTTCACCTATTATTGCTGCGTTCAGTAGCGGCAACTCTTCTGCAGCTCGTAGAGCTCGCGTAGCTTTACAGTGGCGCGACAAGAAGGGCCGCTGGGTTGAAATGGGACGCGGTGTAAACTTCCGATTCCGTTTGCCTGATGGCTCAATTCAAGTTGGCAGTGGAAACTACATCGGCGCTGGTGGAAACACTCGCGTAGAGAATACATCTAGCGGACCATCACTTGTCGCAGACTCTGGCCTTATTGAAGTTTCAGGAGTACCTGGACTTGCTCCAGGACTATACGTTATTAACAGCAATAACGCAGCGGTGTATCAAGCACGCATTCCTGGTCACGCGGCTCCAGAGGCTCCTTCATTTAAAGATCAATTTAGCAAGGATGTCCCTAGCCTAGCAGATCTCGTTGCAACTCGCAAGGAGCTTCCAATCGGTTGGAAGAAGCAAGGCGCGTACTATGTATCAGACGATAACTACGCAGTTATCCCTTCACTTAACGGTCAGCCATACTCAGTTCTTCGTCTAGATGAAAACGGTCGCCCTACAGGTGAAGCTGTTGCAAGAGTTAGCAACTGGGCTGAAGTTAACGCGGCTATCGCTAAAGACGAGCCAGCATTTGATAAAGAAATCGCGCGTCTTGAAAGTGACAAGCTTCCTCTTGGTAGAATTCCAGACGCTACTGCTAAAGATGTTATCAATCCACAAGATCTTCTTAAGATGCAAGAGCAGCGCATGCAAGAAAATAAAGCTATTGACGCAGGAAAGCCTGGGCCTCAAGAGCTTGGCAGCAACGACCTTAACGGCAATGCAGTTCCTGACGGCTGGGTACGCGATTCAAAAGATGACAAAGCATACTCACGTGAACTACCTCTTCGTGACGGTGGGACCTATCCTGTTCTTGTTCGTCTAAATGAAGACGGTACATACATCGCTGGCCATGCAGGCGGATGGATTCCTGAGCCAGGAACAGACGGTCGCGGACCTTCACAGAAGTTTGATTCATGGAATCAAATTGAAACCCAAGGTCTTCCAGGATTAGTTGATTACCTTAACGGAACATTCACTAAGGGTAGCCCAATTGAGTACACTGCGCCTAAGGAGACTAAAATTGCAGAAGTCCCTGCAGCTTCTGCTCCAGATACCGCACCACGCGTTGAAAAGGTTGCAACAACAAGCGAGCCAGTAGCTCCTAAACTATTTAACGATTTTAATGCACCATCTGGTGCGTTCCAGTTGCGCACAGCAGACTACTCTCCTGAAGGGCGCGTTGACGAGGCAAGTAGAGATTTTACAGATGATCCAAAGAAGCTAGCAACTAAGTTTACAACGCAAGAGCTTATTCAGGCAATGTCACAGGCATTGCTTGGGAACTCAACTGACGCAGCTATTGCAGAGATTCTTAATGCAAACGTTGACAGCAATAACGACATAGTTGACCCTGCAGATATTCAAGACAACGTTGATATCCCACAGGTAAACGTTGGCCAGCCTTCAGGCGCGGGACAGCTAGAGTTTAGCGCTGGCGCGGAGTACGTACCTGCTGAAGCTTTGTTCAATGCCCTATGGGAAGCTGGACTAGACCCTAACCGTGTCATTGCTAATATCTATGACTCAGCTAACGGAAACAACGATAACCTTAATAAGCTTATTGATGCTCAAGGCGGAAAGCCTTCTGCTGATGAAGCACAGCTTGTCGATTCTATAATGAAAGAAATTCGTCAGATTAAAGATGTTACAAGTCCTGGCGATAATCCTGTTGCAAATAAAAAAGATGACAACGCTAAGCCAGAGCCTTTGCCAGGTAAGCTAATTGAAAACTTGCCGATTGACTTTAACAACCCAGACTACTACATTCCAGACCCAAGCGCGTATGTCCCATCGCAGCCAACTGTTGACGAGAATGGCTACACAGATAACCCACAGATTCTTGCGCAGGACTACTACACAGCAGATCTTATGGAACAACTTCTATCTGGAATTACAGACGGTTCGGGCGCAGCTCTTCTAGCGTTTGACAACATCACAGTTGAAGTACCAATCGAAGCAATGCGTGATGCGTTGCAATACCAAGACGTTAACACTAATCAGATTCTTCTTGATCTCAAGAAAGAATCAAACGATATGAGCGAGACACCTGCTGCTCCTGAGCCAGCTGCGCCTGCTTCTGAAAGTCGACCACTTCAGGCACATTCACAGATGATTAAAGATCTTATTGAACAGACTGGCGGTACTGTAGACAACGAGACAGCGGATAAGATTCGTGACGCTATAGACCAAAAGAATATGCTTGACTGGTCTGAGGCAGACGACGCAGAGATCATTGATGCAATCACAGAAGTAGCTGGCCCTGGAATACTTAATCAAGCGCCAACTCCAGCTGCAGAGCGTAGATTCCCTCCTACAACAGGAGAACGTCAAGCTATAGAAACTCCAGTTGCTCCACCAGCTCCTGAAGCTCCTGCAGCAGAGACACCAACTCTTGTCTACCCGGGACCAGAAAATCGTGGATACCACCCAGATAACACAGTTCTTGATATTGCAGGAAAGGTTATGGGTAATGGCACACGTATTCGTGCATCCCGTGACGGACGCACTGGAACCGTTATTGCAGTTCAGAATATTGACTCCCGCACAGGCGAGCGCATTCCTTATGTTCGCGTACGTTTTGACGATGGATCAGTCGCAGTTCGCTCTGCACTTAAGGTACGAGCAACAGGAGATGCGCAACAAGTAGCTCCTAATGAAGCTCAGCGACAGGCACCTACACCACCTCCAGTCCCTGACGTATCGTCACGTCTTGATGCGCCGGTAGCAAACCCAGGCGCAATCGCGACAGAAGGAAATATCCAAGGCGTCGAGAATCTTGGTAATACTCCAGATCGTCTAAAAGAATTTACAAACCCTGACGCAACACAGGCTGACTTCTCTGTGTGGGGTCTTCGCGGTGGAGAAATTGCTAAGGCTGCAAACAACAGAGTAACACTTGAAAACATTAAGCAAGCAGCTATTGACCATCAGCTTGCTGTTCTAGCTCATAGAGAAGCGCCTGAAGCGCAGAAGCGAGAGCTAGCTGCAGAAATTACTAAGCGCAAGGAAATACTTGACGCTATGATGAAGGACACTTACGGTGTTCGCGAAGGCGTAACTTTTGGAAAGAACAAGTATTCTCTATCATTCGGTGGATTTAATATATTCCTAAGTGGTACAAAGGAAGAACTGCAAGCCGGTAATCGTCCTATGAGCCTTAGTATTGCCATGAATGTTCTTGACGCTAACGGTAAAAACGTTGGAACAGTAAATAGAACAATCGGCGGCAAGGAAGTTACTGATCCTAACACTGGAGAGAAGAAGTACGAGTGGCAGGTAAAGAATAACTATCTAGCTATAACAAACGCTAAGGATAAGAAATCTGGATTTGCTACAGCCTATAACCGTTTTATGGAAGACTGGTACATCGCTAACGGTGTTAAGGAGATTCACGTACAGGCAGCTGGTGGCGGAAGCTACCAGGGTGGATTCGTGTGGGCATTGAACGGATTTAACTGGGAAACACCAAGCAGCGCAGAGACTGAAGTATTTACGCGTCTACGCATGATGCGTCGTGTTGCTACTAACAAAGGCGAAATTGCGCAGATTGACCGTCTAGTAGAAAAAGCAACTGCAGCTAAGCTTCGCAGTGGCGGACTAGATCTTGACAAGGCGCCAACTCCTATGGAGCTCGCGCTTGTCGGTTGG